CAAGGTTCCCGTAGACCGTTTGCATTGCTTCTTTCTTCTTGTCGCCAGCCAGCAGCCGCAGGCCTTGGTCGATCTGAGTGGTCAGCACCAAACCGGCTAAGGCGTTAAAGCGTGGATCGCTACGGGTGATGACTGAACCATCAGCCATCGACACGCCTGTTTTGAGGATCTGAGCCAGCGCTCCGTTGATTGCGCCACCCGTGGCTTCAGTGGTGGTGCGAGCTGTTTCTTCGTTCCACAGCTTGCGGTGCTGCTCGGTGTACGTCTCCCATGCCTTGTTGATGGCAGGCACGACGTAGAACTGGCTCTCAAGCTCATCGCCCGACAGGCCATAGGAGGCCATGACCTTGTTGGTGATGGCGGCCTTCTGCTTGACCAGCTCACCACTGCCAGGCGCCAGGCCAGCTCGAACGCCAGCGTTGATTGCCAGGTCATTAAGCAGAGCGTCATCGACCTCTGCGGCAGCCATTTGAGCCATGGCACGGCGCCGGCCCACCAGGCTCCAGGGGTTGGAGTCCTGCAGCAGTTGTGAAGCCACTGGATCAACTTTCTGCAGCTGGTTGATCTGCGCAGCAGCGTTGGCAGCGCCTTGCTCCTGCTGCACTTGCAAGCTCAGCGTGGCCTTGGCCTGTTGATTTCTGAGCTGGGTGAGCTGGTCGTAATAGCCCTGCTCAATCTTGCCCTTGGCGTAGGAGAGGTAGCCCTGGGAGCCTGCCTGCACCAACGTTTCGGCGAACGGGCTGAGGGCCGTCGCCAGCTGCTGGTACTGGTTGTACCCCTGAACGCTGCCGCCACTGCCCATCTGCAGGGTGCTGACCCCATCCGGGGTGCCAAGCATTGCTGGCTTGGCAGGCCCGGCAATGTTCTTGTCGGCAGCCTGGACAAACGCACCGATGGGCCGCGCTACCGGCGTGATCTGACCAAAGGGAAGAAGACGGTCTGCCATGGATTAACTGCTGTAGTAAGCGGCTGCTTGGTTAAAGCGATTAAGCGAAACAGTTCCCGGACCAGTTGCGCTTGATGGGGTCTTTAACGCCTTAAGTTGACCGGCAAAGCTCATTCCTGTGCTGATGCCGCCCAGCACTGCGCTACCGATGTTCAATGCCGCGGCTGCACCGCTCGGCGCCCCGCCACGCATTGTTGGTGGCGGCGGAGTAATCAGCGTTGGCAGCGGCGCGAACGGTGCCACAGGGTCGATGTATGGCTGCTCTTCGTAGAACTGCTGGCTGTTCCAGCGGCTCAGGTACTGGGCAACCTGCCCGGCTTGCTCGCGGGTGTACTGGCGGCTGCGAGTGCGCTGGTTAATCTCCTGCAGCGTTTGGTAGTCACCTGCCTGGCGGGCGTAATCGTTGACTAAGCGATCAACACTGCGACCTTCTTGGGTCATGGCCTGCACCGACGCCCGGCCTTGCAACGCCCGCCATTGGTATTGCTGCAGCGCCACAGCCTCTTGCATCGAGGCCTCCTGGTACGCCTGGGTCGTGGCCTCGCTGTCCCGCACAAAAGCAGCGCCAGTGGCTGCCCGGGTATCACCCACCACCTCTGCCTGGCGAATCGAGCGCATCAGCTCGAGGTTCCGCAGCGAGTTGGTGTAAGCCAACTGCTGGTTGTAGTTGACCGTCTCAGCCCAATACCTGTACTGAGCGTTGGTGTCTTGGGTGCGAGCGTTGAAGCCCGCCTGCCATTGGGCGAATTGATTGTTGGCGTCCTGGAACGCCGTCTGGTTGGCGTAGTCCTGTTGCTGGGCCTGATAGCCAAAGCCGGCCTGGGCGATGCCCAGACCAGCTTGAGCGGCGCCAAGCGCAATCGGCAGCAAAGGGAGTGGCATCAGGCGGCCCTCCAGAAGTGCGCAAACAGCTGAGCGCTGCGGCCCATCGGGGCAGGGGTGTCAATCGTGAACCCCAAATGCTTCAGCCACCGCAGCGATGCCTGGTTAGACCACAGCGCCCAGTTCTCTAGGTATTTGTGGGTCTGCATCAAGCCATCAACCCACTTGCGGCCACCGCGCAGGAATTGCTGGCGATGACTTTTGCTAGCCAGCAGGTCATCCGTGCCAAGCAACCAGATCAAAGATCCAGTAACGCCACAGATACCCACGGCTTGCCCGTCATCTCCATCTATGCAACGGCAAATCTGACTGTTTTGCCAGCTCTGATAAACCGCGTCTTCCCCTGTCAAACCGTGGCTATAAAACACCTCTAGCTGGTCTTGATACCGAACCATCTTCGCAATGTTTTGCACACGTGCAGGCGTGGGATCAGACCAATTCATTGGAGGCTCCTTGCTTGGCTGGTAACCAGGCCAACCCATTCGCAAGTGCTGAACTTGCAGGGGTTGGCGGTGCTATTGCGCAGCTCGACGATGCAGTTCTCGCCGCGGCTAGCGATTGGGATTTGGAACACCCCCTCGAAATAACGAGGGGTTGCCAGATCAGGGCTGTTGTTTAAGGCATTGCCGATCTGCGATGCCCGGGCAGCCAGCACCGTCCCATCAAACGTGTAGACAACCGGATCGCGCCGCTCGGCCGTAACCCGAGCCTCGAAGTAATGGGTGTCGTGATAGCGGAGCTTGGCATGACGAACCTGGGTGCGCTCGCTGTTGGCAGCCGCCTTGCCGCCACCCACTTCCTTGTAGAGCTTGAACCGCGTAAAGCGATACAGGAACTCAAAGACTTCGCCAAAGACAATCGGCTCTGTTGACCAGTTACCCCGGGCTGTGATCGTCGTGCCGCTGTTGGCCTCGCCCAGCAGCACGCCACCATTAGTGGTGCTGGCAAAGTCGCTCCAGGCCTGGGTTTTGGCCTTGACCGTGTACGGCAGCGTCCAGGTAGTGATGTTGGTGGTGGCGTTGTAGCTGCCAGCCGCCACCCGGATCGCTGCTGGTGTTGCCGTGGTGGTCGTGACCCGCCGATCCAGCAGCAGCTGGTACGGGTTGGGCAGCACGTCAGCTGTGCGGTCTGCGGCCGAAATCTTTTCCAGCCAAACCTCAGTGCCGTACTCCACCAGCAGGTAGACGGTCTCCTGCACGCACAGCGCATTGAGGATCTTGTCGGCCCCGCTGAGCTGCCAGTGGCTCCAGCTGCTCTGCGCCCGCTCAGCCCCACCACCGCTGTTTCGGTAAAAGTATTTGTAGGCGTACAGGCGCTTCTGGTAGCCGGTCTTGCCTGACAGCGCAAACCAGCAGTTGCCGGTGTCGTTGGCCGTCAGCTTGAAAACTTCAGACGGCACGTAGCTGTTCACGTAGCCCGTCAGGTCAGAGGCATCAGCCACAAGGGCAGTGCCGGCACCACGGACGCTGAACTCTCGGAACGTGCTCCACTGCCCGTTGGCCTGGCAGAAGATGATTGTCCCCTGCACCGGGATTGGCCGGCAGTTGGGGTCGATCTCATATTGGGTCAGCACCGTAATCTGAGCCGTTGCTGGCGTCAGCACGGTTTCAGCTGCATTGAAACGGAACTGGATCTGATCCGAGAAGATGATCAGCTCGTCCTGGTACGGGATGGCGTAACGCAACACCGACACCCGGTTGTTGCTGCCCGTCAGGTCAATCGGGTCGCTGTCCAGTACAGCCGTGACCGTCTCCGGGAAAAACTCAAAGAAGTCCCGCGCCCGGCTCAGGATGACATTTTCATCAGCCAAGAAACCAAGCCGGTTCTTGTAAATAAAGACGTCTTGAATGGGGTTACCAATAAAGCTGGGGTCTGGGGCAGTGTCGTAATCGCCCGCGCCGCGTTGCCCCCAACTCGGTAGAACCGTGCCGTTCTGAGTGCTGCCGTTGGCCGGGCCAAAGAAGAAAGTGCCGTTCGGCAGCCGCACCAACAGATGCGGCATGGTCGCTGGGTTGATTTTGTACTCAACTCCAGGGCTCACCGTCTCCTGCCAGCTGCCCTCGCCAAACGTCCCAGTGCGGGGAACAAACTTGACATAGAAGCCATCAAACTTGTTACCCGGGTCGCCGACAATCTCGATCTGGTAGCCCACCGGCGCAATGGTTGGCAGCTCAGTGAAGGCCTGAACTGAATTAGTAATTGCCGTGATGTCGGCGTTGGCTCGAGCATCAGTGGCAGAGACCGTAATGGCGCTGCTGCTCTTGAGGTGCAGCACCGATCCGCTGCGATCAATGGTCACGCCGGTGAGCGGGCCAGCAGTGGCCGTGCTGACGGTTGCCACCTGTACAGGGGTGGTGTCCGTTCCGCCCTGCAGCAGGTTGCGGGCCACGAAAATCTTGTCCCCAGCTCGGTAGGAGCCGCCCGCAACGCTGATTGCAACAGCAGTCACCACCGTTCCGTTGCCGGTGACAGTCACCGTCAGGCCGCTGCCGCCTTCATCAGTGGTGGTCGCCACAACAGCAGTCGTGGCGTTGAGGGTAGTGGCAGAACCCACCACCGTCAGAGCCGTAACGGGCCCACCCAACAATGCGCCTCTGATCTGGCTGGTGATCTCAGCCGTGCTGATCCGGTTCTCAGTGGTGTTGACACCGCTGACAATCACCGGCGCTACAGCAGTGGTCACCGTCACCTGCTGGCCGTTGACGTTGACCACGTATTTCTGTCCGTAGTTGGCCGCCTTTACCCACAACAAGGCTTCATGGGTGGCAGGCCGGGCCACTGCCGGGGCCACTGCCGGATCCATGGCTGGCGCTATTTTGGTGTTGCTGATAAAGGTGTAATCAGCGATCGAGGCCGCTCGTATGTCGCTTTTGGCGCTGACAACCGACGACAGATAGGTGTAGGCGCCGGCCGCGGCAGTAACGGTTTTCTCACTGCCAGCCAGATCAAACACACGGATTGCCGTGCTGCTGATCACCACCAGGTACTGCTCGGATGAATCGCGCAGGATGCTGTGGAAATAGACGTCGCCAAAGCTGGTGTTGCTCACCTTGGCGATGGACTGCGTGCCCTCGCGCTTCCTTAGCCCCTCGGCCAAGGAGCTCACAGCATTGATTTGCAACTCCGCCTGTGATGGATCTCGCTGCGCATCAGGCTGCTGCGAGATCCCCTGGATCAGGTTGGGGATGGTGTAACTGACGAGATTAGCCACGCAGATACCCCCGGTTCCGACCCAGCAAGCCAAGGCCAGGGGAGTAGGTGGGGAACGGCCGTAGACCAGGGCCGCCGGTCAGGCTGTTGGCTTGTGTCTGCTCGAGCTCAACGCGCTGCAGCTCCACCAGCGCAGCCTGCTCATCAACAGCGGTGTACTTGAAAATCGAGTCGCTGCTTAGCACCCGATCGCTAAAGACTCGTGCCGAGCGGATCGTAATCCAACGGTTAAACGCTTCAGGGCACTCGTCCCATGGCAGCAGCCAGACCACATCAGCCTTCAGGCTGGTGATCTCAGCACCCAGGGTGTAGGTGTGCTCCTCCTTGTCGTAGACCTTTTGGCCCCGCAGTTGGAACCGCCCTGCCCATTCGTAAGCATCCGTGGCCCAGGTAACGATGTTGGCTGGAACTGTGATCTGGTTAGTTGCGTTGTTCTTGGCAAACTCGTAAGCCAGCTCTGTGTTCCAGCTCCATCCCCTGGTCTGCCCTTCCTTGTGGAACTCAAGGATGGTGCGCTCAGCCATAGTGGCTTCCACCACCTGTTGGCTTTCAAGGCTGTTCACCGGCTGCTCGCCGATGTTCTGCAGACAAATGTTGACCGCCTCCAGCAGCGTTGTCCGGCCTGGCGTCAAGGCCTGATTGGCAAGGCCCATCCGATACTCTGCATGGGTGTTGGACACATGCTATCGGTGGGCACAAAAAAGCCCCCTGACGGCGTGGCAGGGGGCTCGAGACACTCACCTAACAAAAGTTAGGGCAGCTCAATCACGCCTGCACACTCAGCACGCAGCACGCTCATGCCGATTGCCATGCGGGCAACCATCAGAGTGGCTTGGTACATGATGTTGAAGTCACCGCCTTGAGGGGTGATCTGCAGGCCGGGGCTGCGCAGAGTCAGCACACCAATGGCATCGCGGTGGAACACGATAGCCTTGTTCTTCGACAGATCCTGCTGGTAGGCAGCGTTCTTGTCGTTGGCGCTGTTGGTGTAGGCAGCCTGAGTGATGTGGTTCGACATGATCACGGGGACACCTTTCACGCGCAACACTCGGCCTTGCGCAAAGGAACCGTTTTCACCGCTGGCACCGTTGAAGTCCGCGTTGATGGCGCGAGTGGAATCCAGCAGGAAGTCGTACTCGTCAGGGCCAACCACACAGAGCAGATCCTCAGTGGGTACGTCCTTCTTCTGCATGGCCACCTTGATGGCGCTGATCTTTGCGACCAGCTCATCGCCCTTGGCGTTAGCAGAAGCAGCGGCGTAACCAGCAGAGAGGGTCTGGCTCTGACCAATGCGACCGGCGTTGCCGGCTTTGGCTAGGGGCTCAGTGCTGGTCTTGGCAGCCGCGTACAAGACACGCGCACAGCGCTTGTCCCATTCGCGTGCAAGAGCCGCACCCAACTGGTGCGTCACATCCTGGCGGATGTCCACATAATTCATCAGCTCGTCAAGGTCATAGATCACCTCATCGGCGATCAGCAGACCATCAAGGTTGATGATGCGCTCGTTGTGGTCACCAGGAGAGTTTGTGGCGCCGAGGATTGGTGTCCCCGGAGTGTGATAGGCCGCTTCGGCCTTGCCTGAGATTTGGAAGGCTGCAGATTTGCCGCCTTTGATGTTGCGCTCCTTGATCTTGCCCTTAAACACGCAAGCGCGATCAAAGGCGTCAAGCAGCTCGGTCATGCCGAGCTTCAGGAACAGAGCGGAGGTATCACCTGCGCCCTGGATTTGACCGAGACGGTCGAGGTTTGCGTTGGCCATTGGCCTTAATTGGGTTGCGAGCCTCCGCCTATTGCTTTACAGGGATGGGGTGTCTCCCTCGGGAGGCCCAATCTGCTCCACCAGTGCAGATCAACTCATGCGCCCATTGTTACGCAAAAGTGGATCGTGCAAGGGTTTTTTCGTACCAAGCCTTGTATTTGGGATCGACGTTGTAAAGCCGTTGGCCTTTGCTGTTGGTTTTGCGCATGGCTTCAATCGCCTGCTGCTGGCTCTCAAACACCTCTGCCTTGGTTGGCTTCCCGCCGCCCAGCAACTCAGGTTCACCAGAGTCCTGGCCAGCTGCAGCACGCACTTGCATGGCCCGCAGCGCCAGGCGCACAGCAGCCTTGTTGCCGCTGTCCACCGCTGCGTTGTAGTCCGCCAGCTCGTCGGCTCTCATGTTGGCTGCAGCCCACTGGCTTAGCCGCTGAAACTCTTGGTCGCCACCGACTAGGGCCTTGAGCTCCGTCACGTCAGCCTCGGTCAAGCCGCTATCGGCTGGCTCTGATGCAGCAGGTTGCGGGCGGTAGGACTGCTCGTACTGCTCAATCAGCTGCACCGGGATGCCGGTCTTGGCGGCCAACTTGTCCCGCAGCGCCTTGGTGTCTTGGCCCCGGCGGACGGCTGCATCCCAGGCGCCAAGGTCGATGCCCTCTTCATCAGCAGCACTGGCAATGAACTCGCCGTAATGCTCAGCGGCCTGCTCACGGCTCAATGGTGCAGGGGTTTCAGGCTCAGCCGTCTTCTGCCCGCGCTGACTGATCAGCTTCTGGGCTTCGAGATAGGCCTTCTCCAAGTCTTCGGTGGACTTGAACTTGCCGGCTAGCAGTTTCTCTTCTTCGTCCTGTTGCTGTTCAGCTGCATCAATGTCTGCCTGCTGCTGCTCGATTTCCTCGAGGAACTGGTCGAACACGTCCTGTTGGCCGGGGCCAACCATGGACTGCAGCTCCTCTCGGGTTTCAGGGGTGGTGGTCATGCTGGTTGTTCAGTTGGTGGTTGTTCGGCAGGTGGCGGTGCTGCCATCTGCTGGGCGGTGGCCGCGGCGTTAGCGAGCTTCTGTGGATCAGCCATGCCGCTGGCCATCATTTGCTGCGCCATGGCCATCTGCTGCTGGGCTTGCTGCTCTGCGGCCAGCTGCTCATCGGTCTTGACCAGGCCAATGATGTCCATGCCCATCGAGGCAGCCAGCCGGCGGATCAGCTCCGATGGCATCACGTAAGTCGTAATCCCTTCAGGCCCGATCGACTGTTGCAGGATCTGCATAAAGCGAGCGGTCTTCTCGAGGTCGTTGCCGCGGCCAACAGCTGACAAGCCAACGCTCACAACAGGTTTGACCAGCTCCTCCGGCAGCTTGGGCAACTTGCCCTTACGCACCAGCAGCGCCAGCTTCCGCGCCACATAGGGCTGCTGGAACTCAGTGGTCAAGATCGCGTAAATCGAACCAAGGGAGTTTTCAAGCTGCAGCGCTTGCAGCCGCACTTCCTCTGCAGTAACGCGCTCGGCATCACGCATGTCGGCCAGCATGAAGGCTTGCGCCAGGCGTGCCTCGATCCGGGCCAGGCCCTGCATGGCCACGCTCAAATCCTGCGCCTTGCCCACCGTGATGGTGGTGACGTCATCAGGGTTGCCGGGCAGGTAAGCGCCATTGGGCGCCTCGGCCAGCTTCTTGGGATTGGCGACACCGCTGGGCTTGACCAAGTGTTTGACTTGGGCCGACACCAGCGAGCCCTCTGCAATGGCCTGGCTCAGGGCCTCGGCTGTTTGCAGGTCAGCCATGCAGGCCGCCTCGACATAACCAGGCGAATAGTCATGGCCATCAATGCGGTACATCCGCAGGGCCAGCCAGGGTGATTCCGAGATCGAGGCTTTGCCCCGGGTGCCAGGAATCTCCTTGTCCTTGACCTCCTGATACCAGCTGACCTTTTCGCCTTCCCACTCCACGTGGGTGTAGAGCTTGACGGTGCGCTCGTATTCAGGGGTGTGGTCGTCTTCGGCCTCAATGATCCCTGCGCTCTCGCCGTCTTCTTCCTCAACCAGCTGACGCACCTTCTCAGGCAGGCTGTCGTTGGCCAGTTCCTCGCAGACAATCGCCTCCAAGGGGTTGCCCATGGGGTCGCGCCTGAGCACGTAGCGGTTGAGGTGGAAGCAGCGCAGCCCCTTCTCGCTGACGTACATCAGAGCGTTACCGCCCACGATCAGATGCAGCAGCATCTCGTGGACAGCAACACGGTCGTTGCTGGCTTCAATGCTGCGCAGTACCGCCCGCTCAAGCCGGGCCAGGGCCAGGTCGAACTCGCTCTTTGACTTGCCCAGTTCTTCAGGGGTGGCCCCGGCAGCCATGAGCTGCTGCTCGTTCTTGGCCATCTCGATCTCGTCGATCGTGAAGCGAAAGAACGTTTCCGTGGGTGGCAGCAGTGCCAGGCTTAGGCGGCTGGTGATGTTGTGAACACCACGGGCACCGATGCCGTTCCAGGGCAGCGGGAAACTTTCGGTTTGGTTTGGGGTGTACTCGTCGTTGAGCGGCACCAGGTACGGCAGGGTCAGGCGAGCCGCTGCTCGTGCCCGCTCGAGGTAGTAGTTCCTGTCGCCTTCAAGACTGCGGTAACGCTTTGTGCAACTCATCTCAGCCTCCGAGATTTACGCCAACACCAGAGCCGCGACCGGAAGAACCAATGCGAAGCCTTGAAGTGGTGCTAGTGGTGCGTGCCCCACTCGCCTTAACGGCTTTGGTTTGCGCTGCCGTTGGCGCCGAGTCAGTTGGTCGGGTGGCCAAGATCCGTAGCGAGGTGCCGGCCGCGCTGGTGGCGTCCTTCATCTGCTGTATTTGAGCCATTTGCTGCCGCTCTTGGGCCTGCAGTCCGGCAACTTGCTGCTGCTGCTTGGCCTGAGCTTCCATTTGCTCTTGGTTAAGACGTGCCATCTCTGCTTGCTGGGCAGCGACGGCGGCCTGCATGGCCCGTTCTTGTGCGGCCACACGTTCACGCTGCTCTTGGGCTGCGCGTTCAGCAGCCCACTGACGACGCTTGGCTTCTTCCTCGTGGTGCCGGTTGTTGCCTCCCCCTGAGCACATGGTTCAGACCCCGATGTTGATGCCAGAGCCCTCGCTCATGGCCGTGGCCCCAGGCGCAATCTTTAGCGTGCCCTTGATCTTGTCTTTCTTCTTGGGTGCTGTCGTGGTTTGCGCAGCAACTGGATCGGTCTGAGTGGTAGTGGTGGCGTAGGCCGCTTGCTGCTGAGCTGCAGCTGATGCCGTGGCCGCTGCCATCTCAGACTCCAACTCAGCCTTCTTCTGCGCGGCAGCAGCGTTGGCGTCGTCGATCTGTTTCTGCAGCTGCGTGGCAAATTGCTTTTGCTGCGCCATGGATTGATCGCGGTACTGCTGCAGCGCAGCGTTGTTGCGATCAATGTCTCCTTGGCTGGGGCCCTGGTATCTAATCTCAGGAACATTGGGGGCAGATCCAAAGCACATGATCAAACTCCTGTGGTGATGTTCAAGCCAGTGCCGGCGCCTTGGCTGGTAGCCAATGCCCGGTCAATCCGCAGACCGCGTTTGCCAGTAGGCCTTGTCATTTCTGCGCGGTCAGATCCCAAGACAGGTGCCTGTGCTGTCTTGTCTGGTGGCGGTGCCCCAAGCAGTGCTGCCATGCGAGCAGCATTGGCGCTGGTTTCGTTGGCTCGTTGAAGCTTGACGTCACGCAGATTGGTGAGGATCTGCTGCTGACTGCTAAGAGCTTGATCAAGCTCCATCTGCTTTAACTTCACCGCGCCGTCTTGCGATGCCTTTATGGCATCAAACTGCGCTTGGGCCATCCGGTCGTAGGCCCCGGTGTCAGGCATCGTGATTACGGCGCCACCACCGCCGCCACCGAAGCACATCAGAACTCCTCCAAATTGAGCGGATCAGATTTCTGCTGCTCCAGCAGCTTCTCCAGGTAGGCCATCACTTCCTGTTGACCGATCAGAACGTCCAGATCGCGGTGCGACAAGGAACGGCTGACAGCTGCAGGAAACACTTCCCGCAACTTGACAAGCAACTCTTCAGTGACGATTGGCTGAAGCACTGCAGGTGTGCAGATCAAACTCAGCCTACCGGCGGCCTCCACAACAGGGGAGTGCCGGCCTCCAAGTCGTACTCACCAGCCCGAAGGATGCGAGCACAACGGGCTTGCGTTTCGGCATAGGGCTTACCAAAGCCTTTCTTCTTGTAGGCGGCCAACACTTCATCCCACATCTCCACCTCTGTTGAGCAACCAGCCAATGCTTTTTCTGCAGTGACCGGGCCATAGCCAGGGCAGCCGGGGTAGTTGTCGCTGACGTCTCCGGTCAACACCTGCTGGTAGAAGTTGCGATCAGCCTCCAGGCGGTTCACCTCTAGAATCTGACCGTCCCGCAGGTGCAGCCCAGGCAGGGTAAGCATGTCCTTGTCCACGCTGACGATCACGTCGCCGGGTTTGTAGAGCACGCCAAGCACGTCGTCGCCCTCAATGTCAGGTAGCTCGACGGTGCGCCAGCCACGGGCGGGGCCCGAGTGATGGACCCATTCGATCAGCTTTCGGTAGCCAGCTGGCTTGCGGTACTTCTTGCGGTTGCTTTTGTATTGAGGCCACACCCCGTGACGAAAGGAGAGGGTGCTGCCAAAGACCAGCACCTGCTCGTGATTTGGTAGCAGCTCGCGAAAGGCGCCCAGCTGCTCTTGAAAGACCTCCTTGGCATCGTCATGCCGGCAGAAGTAAGTCCACACATCGGGGGCCCACTCAGCCTCGTACTGGCAGGCAGATGCTGCAGTGAAGAGGTAATACTCCGTGTCGATCAGAGCTTTCATGGGTGAATGGTGGCGATGTAGAAAATGCCGATAGCCACTGCACTGAAGACGCAGCCGGCCAGGGTAATAGCGGTGTCTTTGTTCATGGCGCTTCCGTGATTTCGCGGATCATGCGATCAGCCACCTCATTGATTGCCAAGTGACAGATGCGAGCACGACTTGGATCTGGCGCCCAAGTACGGATAATGTTGGCGATTTCGCGGATCACTTCCTTCATGCGGCGCTTGTCGTCAATGCCGTACTCACCCAGAGCGCTTTGAATTGAAAGGCAGTTCTCTAGCAAGTTCATTTGACGGGAGTGACAGTGGAATCAGGCCAAATGTTTTGGCAGTATTTAATTGCCTTGGCCAGGGTCGGCGCTGGCTTGGTGACACGCATGGCCCTGTAGCCCGGGCGTTTCACCTCGAGAAAGAACATGCGTGTTGCCTCCCTGGGCTTGGGATGGCTAATGCCAGGGCCAAGGATCGGCTCAGGGCCTTCTTGCGGCAGGCGACTGGGGACCATCCAGCTCATTACTCGTGCTCCATGTCGAGAATCTGTTCACAGGCACGGATGTAACCCTCCCACCAAACCTGCGGATAGCTGTGTTCAACAGCCTCGTCGTGATGACGCTTGGCGTAATTCAACATCCGAACAACGGAGGCTCTTGAGACGTCGATTGGTTCTTCTTGTTGCTTGGTAGACATGGCTGAATGTTGCGTAGGTCATAAACACGGATGTTGCGTTCCTGTGCGCCTCGAGTGAAGACAACAGAAACTGAGTCGTGATAGGTCTCGGTGATGTGGCCCTTAACCCAACCGCCAAGGGCTCGGAAGCGAACCTCTTGGCCTTTGCTGTACTGCTTCCAGGTCATGGGTAGTGGTGCCTGCGGAAGGCCTCCATGTCCCGAAGTTCCATGTCTTGAAACTTCGGGTGGTCTTCAAGGAACTGTTTGCTGGGCAGCACCGCATCACGGGCTTTCTTGTTGAACTGCAGCACTGACCATTTGCCAGTCAGCAGTCCGTGCTCGAGGATTCCCCTGAGCTCGGTGTGGCTGAAGAGTGGTTGCATCAGCTGGCATCAACGCGAGCCTCTTCTTGGTTGACCCATTTGAGGTAGTCGGCCCAACGCTCAGGCGTAAGGCCAGGCCTTTCATCCACAGCAGGCGGCAACAGCGGATGCTCGGTGCAGGTGAATGGCACATAGGCATCAGCGTTGTGTGGGTCTGGTGCTGCCGCCAGGCTGTAAGGCTCGGCGGGCAGCATTGCCAGCTGCGGTTGTGTGGGCTGGCAAAAGCCAGGCAGCTCAGGCTTGTAGCCCCAGCTCCTGTTGGCCAGGCCGTTTTCACTGCGATACAGCGGTGCCATTAATTCTTTCCAAGTGGGATAACGCTTGAAGACGTCAGGCTTCAGGCTCTGAATCCACTGCTCAGCGGCCCACATGAACTGCGGTTCGTTGATCTCCGGGAACTCAGAGGTGAAACTGTGAAACTTCAGGCGGCAAATGTGAGGGCTCCAGCGGTCGGCTTCTTTAATGCGCAGGTGGGCTGCGATCATTTCGGCGACCGCCAAGAACGTCTCTGGTGTCAGGCGGTTTGGCTGGGCCATTGCTCAAGGGCGGCAAGCATCGCCGGGTCTTTGGGCATCGGTCTGCCGCTGGCCTGCGGCTTGGCCAGCTCCTCTTTCAGGTACTCAGGCTTGAGCGCCTGCCATCCGTGTTCAACACCGGCCTGAGCCAATAGCTGCTGCTGCCATAAAGGCAGGGCAGCAACGCGCTGAACGCTTGCTTGCCATGCCGCCTCGGTCCAAGTGGCGTTGCCCTTGTGTTTTGAGCGGCGGCTTTCGTTCCACCACTGCACAAGAAATGGCTGAGCGTCGGCCATGACCGCAGCCAAGGCAGCGTCGTTCAAATGAGCAACAAAACCAGCAGCAGGCTTGGCTACTTTTTTTGGCTGTTCGGGCACAACGGCCAGCGTCGGGACGGGCGGTGCCATCTCGACGTAACCAGCAGCGCGGCCAATAAAAACGCAAATCCGTTCCATGGTTTGGAAGGTCTTGCCGCAGCTTTGGCACTGCCGGATGCGGCGGTCGCCGTCAGGCATGGCCCGGGTTTCAACAACCCGGTTCTTGTCGTGACCGCATTTGGGACACTTCATGCCACCACCTCCTGCGGCGCCCACTCGCCACACCAGTCGTACCCCTTAACAAACGGCCAGCAGCTTTTGGTGAGTGTCTGTGTAACAACAGGTGGATTGCGCCGGCAAGACAACGCGACACCAGCTTCTTTGTCGCCACAGGCGTAACGGCAGTTGACGCACGACTGCTCACGCAGCAGCGGAAACGGTGTTTTCATTCCAAATCACCTTGAGATAAATGGCCTGTGCGTTCATGGGCTTTTTCAGCCACTGAGCTTCGATGCGTTGCAACACGGTCACCTTGTCGTCCGACCACACAATTCCCGTGCCGGCATCCATCACGGCACCAGCCAAGTTGTCCAGGTCCGAAGTCCCCGGGCCAAAAAAGGTCAAGTGCAAAGCCACCACTTGTCCTTTTTCGAGCGGTGGCAGGGTCCACCACTCGCCAAGAATTGAGCGAACGGATTCCGTCCACTCCCTGTATTTGCTGTCCTTGTAAGCCCTGCCTTTCAAAGTAAAGCGTGGCCTTGACTTGGGTTGCAGCGGAACGGGCAGTACGAAATCGGCGGTGCGCAATCCCATCAGAAAGGAATCTCATCAGGAACCTCCTGGCTTTTGCGCAGCCGCTGGCTCGGGCTGAGCACGGCCAGTTCGGGCTCGCGCTCAAACACCGGGGTCTCCTCTGCTTCCAACACAAAGCCGTCGGTCTTCTCAAACACCGGGGCGTCTTCAGCACTTTCGTAAGCAACGTGATCCAACACCTGCACCTGCATAAGCTCAAGGCTCATGCCTTTGCCGGTTGGGGTGTCCCATCCCCACGGCTGGAAGGCAACGCGAATCTTGCTGCCGTTGCCGATCAGCTTGGCCGCGGGCCAAGGGTTGAGCTTGGAGTCAGTCACCACAGGCGGCGACTTCACATCGCCACGGGCGGTGGTCTCTTTGCGCTTGAAGTTGAGGCGCATCTTGCCGGTCGGCACCTTGCGGCCTTGCTCGTCCTTGGTGGTGTCTTCACCGAAAGGCCAAGCGTTGGCGCTGTATTTGATCTTGCCGCTGCCGTGAAGCTCAGCAAACTCGGCCTCGAGTTTTTCGATGAACTCGACGGTGCTCGGATCGTTGGGGTCCAGCAGCAGGTTGACGGACCAGGCCCGGGGACCGTCGCCATCAAACGGCTCAGCGGGTTCGCCCAGGATCTTGGCCCAGGCAGCCTCACCTACGGGGGTGATGAGTGTTGCGCGTCGCGGCATTTGCTCGCTATAGGTGGAGTGCAGCAGCACCGTATCCACCTAGGTGCAGGTCCGCAACACGCCTAGGTGTGTCTTATGAGAAGCAGTGTGGGTTGCTGCCGATCTCGCCCGGGCACAGATCGCCAACAGTTGGCGGGCGCTTAAAGTTACTAAGCCTTGCAGCAGAACGGATTTGCTGGCTCATGTCATCTAACCAGTCCGTGGCGTATAGCACCCGAAGCTGGTCGTGCAGGGTGTGGTGCAGCCAGCCAGCCTGGCTTGGAATTGTCGCAAAGCAGTCGTGATTTGTTAGGAGCGGGATGCTGTGTGCGCTACCCATGGAGACCATGATGTGACACAGTGCAGCGTCAAAGTGATGCACGACGTTGGCGGTCACCGCCCGGTTGGTGCTGAGGGCTGAAAGCTCACCGTTGTCGGCGTGATTGTTCCAGGCCTGCCACCGCCGCTTGCCGTGGGCCAAGCTCGTGACGGTGGTGCGTGGGTCCAGCTGATCACCCAGCCGCATCGGCACCCCGAGGGGGTTTGTCCACTCCAGCTGGCTGCCATTGGCCAGTGCCTTCTTGGAGGCATTGCGCAGCCAGGTCTGCAGTTCAAGGCAGCTCTTAAGCTCACTGCCCAGCAGCAGGCTGATCTTGCGGGCCAGGTAGCGAGCAGGCATCAGGTAGGCCAGCTCCCACTCGGACACTCGCAGCCCGGCCTTGCGCTCCTCCAGGGCTGCCACCAGCCCATCGACGATGCTCAGAAACTGGGCGCCATAGATGGTGGTCATCACCGGCCCCTTGGTCAGGTTGCGGCCGATGCCAAACTCCAGCCACAGCTCGGCCATGCGCACCTCTGATGGGGTGCCGTTGCTGAGGTCCAGCCGCAGCAGGCGCAGCACCTCCTCAGCGACGTGGCCGTAAATGTCCTTGCGGATCTTGCCGTTGATGTTGGTGAGCCGTGCCAGGCGCCGGTCACGCATCAGCGCTGCTGCAATGCCAATGCCGCTGCAGGTCTGATCGAACCGAACCGGCACGCTGCAGCTGCTGTTGGGGTCTGCCACCTGCTGGGCAATGGCGCGGCAGATCTGCAGGTACTGCCAGGGATCTTTGGCATCACGCCACAGCTCGAGCCGATCCAGCGGAGCCTCAGCCACTGCACAGATCTGCGGCAGGTGTTCTTGCCCCCAGCTCAGACGGTCACGCCAGTTTTTAGCCACGCCGTAGTGGCCGGCCGCGGCCTTGAGCATCCACTCGAAGGCCTCAACGCTGCACTGTTCAGCGGCGGCGAAGTTGATGGCCGCCTTCTCCCAGTCCGGGCCCTGATGGGTGGCATAGCGGTTGCTGCTGTAGATCCGGTAGCGGAAGTCCAGGCAGTAGGCAAACCAGATCGGCTGGCCCGCCACCTCCTCGCACTGACGGATGGTTTCTTCAATGCGCCGGCGCTGCAGTGCGTTTTGATTGCGGTCGTATTGGGCCGCGGCCTTCTGCCTCAGCCAGCGGCGGTACTCCTCGCTGCCCACCAGCTCCTGCGGTTTGGGCGGCTCCGGCAGTGGGTCACGGGTGACCGGGAACAAGCCGCGGATGTTGTGGTCCCAGGCGCAGCGCTGCAGCTGCACCATCTCGGGGTCGATGCGTAGCTCTTGCTGCTGCAGGGCGTTGACCACCTTGACCAGCGGGGCCATGGCCTCAGGGCTCAGGTGGCTGAGGTCGTAACCCGCCCGACTGCGCACCAGGGGGTCGTCGTTGTTGAGATGGCCGCCGCCGTACATGCCCGACCAGGGCCTGGGCGGCACCAGCATTGGCAGCCGGCGAGCAGGCAGAGGCCGCGGCGGGTTGGCCTTGATCACTGCCAGGGCCTCGTCGGTGGCCAGCACCGTCTTGCGGCTGCGGCCGTTGCGGATGCCGGTCTCGACCCGGATCAAATTGCTGTTGGCGGCAATCACCTGCAGCAGCAGGCCACCCACTTGGGTGCGCTCGGCAATCGCCCAGCCGTTGACGTCCAGGCGCAGCTGATCAAGCACCTGCTTAGAGCTCAGGGCCCGGTTGCCCTTGCGCTTGCGGATCAGGCGCAGCAGGTCAGGGCTGAGCTGTTCAATGCGGCCGGCCTTGAGCTCGTCCTGCAGAGCCCGGCCGATGGCACCGGCCAGCTTGCGTTCGCTTGGGCGCTGGCTGATGTGATCCAAGACCACGCCAATCGCAATGGCTGCCAATGTTCTGGGCCCTCGATTGGTAACCATCAACAGCAGGGGCCAGGCGCTGAAGTACGGCCCCGGTTTGGATGGATTAGCGAGCAGCTCCTCGAGCAGTAGGCCGAGGGCAATCGTGACCCGCTCAGCGTTATCGGTGAACAAGGCCGTTCCGTATTCCGTGACGCTCTCTCGAGCTAACTCACGGAGCCGAGCCCGTTGATTGATCGCATCCCACTTTGCGCGTTCCTGTTCCCGTTCCTCCCTCTGCTTCTGCAGTTTGTCCACAGGGGTGGACGCGGGATTTTTGGGTTTCAATCGGCAGTTACTGGTGCTTTCAGCACCAATTCCACCCCACCTGTGCAGAAGTGTCTAACGCCTAGCAGCAGACCGTAAAAACAACTGCTCTGCAGGGGTGGAAGAACGTTTCGCGGATTTTAAGTCCGCTGCGTCTACCATTCCGCCATGCTCCCGCCCAGTCACCATAAGGCATCTCGGGAAATTAGGGGGTCTGCTGAGGATGCTGCTTCAAGCATCTCTGCCGATCGCATCGGCAGATTTTTGAGTCCGGTGGACGCATCCACAACTAAGCCTTCACGGTGTAAAGAAAGGCAACGGTGCAGGTGCAGCTGACTCGGTGCGAATCCCGCCAGGCGTGAACGGATCCATGCGCAGCACGGTTCCGTAATCGCCTGAGGTATTGGGCACTGAGCAGCCCAGCACGTAGCTGTTGTCCGGTGTGATCTGAGCCCCGTAATTCCAGCCGCAGGCAGGAGCGGCCAGCTGGGCCATCAAGAACAGCTGAGTCATCTCAGCTCTCCAGTGCGCTGACGCAGGCGGCCAGGGCGTCGGTGTGCAGGTGCAGGTAGCGCTGCACTGAGGCCAGGCTTGTCCATCCCCCGAAGGTCATCAGCTGGTGCAGCGGGATGCCCTTGCTGGCCAGCTTGCTGGCGCAGGTGTGGCGCGTGGTGTGAATAGACAGGGCCCTGTCATCGGCCAGGCCCAGGGCACCCTTGGCCAGGTTGAACAGGTGTTGATAGCGGGTGTACTTGTAGGGCCACACTCGATGGCTGGGCACGGCCGGCAGGTGCGGCTCCAGGGCCTCAATGGCACGGCGGGTCAACGGCACAGAGCGGGGCTTGCCGTTCTTGGTGGCCCAGAAGGTGACGCGACCCTTCACCAGATCAACGTCCTGACCCCTCACCCGCTCGGCCTCACCCCACCGGCAGGCGGTCTCAAGCAGGAACACCAGCACGTCGGCCGCGGCGGGCTCGCCCACCTGCCTGAAGTACAGACAGAAGCGATCGCGCTCCTCATCGCTGATCACCCGGTCTTTGGTGTTGACCAAGCGCAGCTGCTGGGGCATCCGCGGTATTTCCTGCAGGTGCCCGTGCAGGTGGGCATCAGCGAGCATGGCCCTAATGGCTGACACCTTGCGGTTGACCGTGCTGGGCCGGTTGCCTTTGGACAGCAGCTTCTGCCGCCAGGTGTCAACAGAGGCAGCTGTGATCTCGTTGGCCGGGAAGAACTCACCGAAATAGTCCACGGCCTCGCGGCTGTAGATCGCTGCTGTGCGCTCGTAGGCGGTGCCTGCCCAGCGGATGCGCAGGGACAGAGCTCGAGCTTCTTTAAGGGTGAACGGAGGGGCTGCAAGGGGCTTGGCATCGCGCTGCAGCAGCAGCTCGAGCAGTTCTCGCTTGCGGGCCAGGGCTTCTGATCGGCTTTTGCATTTGCCAGTGCGACGCACACCGTTGACGGTGACGTCGGCAATCCAGCTGCCGTCAGAGGCCTTACGGACGGTGCCTGCCATTGGTTTGTGGGTGGTGGTGGTTGTTGTGGTGGCCTTTACAGACCTGCGATGGCGCCAGGCCGAATCAAATGATCGTGAGAAGACGTAATCCAGACGCCACCAACTCTCAGTGAGCGATCGCCGGATTCAATTAAGTCATCAATTAAGCGAGAGCCTTGCCCCCTCAGTTCGCATGGACCAAGTGCCTGCACGGTCAGGTCCATCGCTTCATCAAGGTCATGGGCAAGCACATAAACCGACTTCAACCCGTGGGTCTGAGTCAGAACTGTGACGTTGAAAAGTCTTGGTTGCATGGTGAGTGGTGGTTGTTGTTTGAGAGCTCAGAGGCCCTCGAGTTGACGGACTAGGGCCTTGCCTTTGGCGCTCAGCTGAATGACAAAGCGGCGGCCCTCATCGGGATCGCGGACGACTTCAACCAGGGCATGGCCGTCGTATCCCTTGCGGTGGACCTCGCCCAAGGCATGGACGGTCCGGGACACCGTGCTGTTGGAAAGGTTCAAGGCTTCCTCCAGCTCCCGATAAGTTGCTTGCCCCCGGCGGGCGACCACCAGGAAGACCTCCGCATGGTGAAGCGGGAACGACGTTGGGCTGAGAATGGAAAAAGCAGCCAGAGCGTTCCCCAGCTGACGTAAATCCATGGGCCGTGGCGACGACGACTCCTAGGAGTCTGGCACCTGTGGAGAATGATTGCGTGTTTTGCACCAATCATCTCAAGGTATAGGGAAAACCCTTGCCACGCCTCACCAATAGGCATTTCCAAAGAGGCAATCAGCTGGACGGACACAGGGTTTCTTCCTCGCAGGTGGATGGGGAGACTACTAGGGGTGTAGAACAAACGTACTCCCCAAAATAGGAGCTGATGAGCTGCTGCCCTACTGCACTCAGCTGCAGCTGGTGGCCGCGGCGGTGTGGGTGCGGCCTTACATCCAGCAGGGAATAGGGGCTCTCCACCCAACTCCCCTGGTGGTAGCGGGCCTTGCCACGCAGCAAAGCGATCAGCCTGCTGACAGTTGCCGCAGGCAGGAGCTTGCCGTCGCTGTCACTCATTGCTCGTTGCAGATCTGGCACGTTGTCAATGCCAGCTGCAATCAGCAGCAAGGTCTCGGCGGTTTCAAGCGGCACCACGCGGTTCTTCTGCCGCAAGGCGCCAAGGAAGCGGGCCGTGTCTGTGATGTTGCTCACTTGGCCTCCTGCTCGTACTGCAGCTGGAGGTTGCGCATCTTGATCAGGGCCTTGTTGGCCACCCGCAGATCGCGCTGGGTGTTGGCCCAGCTGTCATCACCGGGTTCGCACGTTTGGATCTGCACCTCCAGCAGCTCGTGCAGAAGGTGTGCTCGCGGTCTGAGCAAAGCAACCAGCAGCTCGGCTTCTGCTGCAGTGATGGTGAGGTTCAGCATGAATCTGCAGGTGTGCAGACATTCTCTCGTGAGTGTTGGCATGGTTGGTAGCTCAAGGGCCAGGAAATTGACTGAGGGTGCGCCGATCAGGAAGTTGATGGGGCGCTGTCAAGGTCGGTTGGGTTGCTGCAGCTGGCCGCAGGTGGTTGCGGGGCTGTGGCTGTGGTTGCTGCAGGGCAAGGGCGCCCAGGGCCCAAAGGGCAATCACGCCGGTGGCGATGTCAGCTGGCTTCATTGCTGGGCCTCCAGCTGGGCGGCCAGCAGCTCAGCGCTCTCGCGCACTGCCAACAGGTGCGGCAGATCTGCTGTCGCCCTGTCAAGGTCGCTCTGAAGCGTCTCGGCTTCGATGCCCCAGCCGGCATCGGTGAGCAGGTGGATCACACGCCGCACGAAGCCATAGGTGGCCATGCGCAGCTCAAGTTCAGTGAGCACGGTTCGGTGGTGGTGGTGGTGGTTGTTGTTGGGCAGCCGGTGAGGGCTGCAGAGAGGGCACAGCTGCCCTCAGTGCAGCCGTCAGACCTGCGGGAAACGGTTCCAAGCGCTGAAGGGCAGCTCAGCGCCTGAGGCCTGCAGCGCCTGCATCACCGCGGCCGTTTCGTTCTCGTGGCGTTCCCACTTGCGGAACGTTTCCCAGGCCTCGGCCCGGGTCACAGGGCCGACCTTTTCAGACTCGTGCAGGTTCAGAAAGTGCAGCTCGTGTTGGCGGCAGGCCCTGTTGGCCAGGGCCAGGGCAGCGTGAACCGTGATGGCCTGCTCTGGCGTCAGCTGAAGGGTCACCAGATCGGTGGCGGTGGTTGTCATGGGTCGCGGTGGTGGTGGTGGTTGTTGGTTGCGGCCTGTCAACGGGCCTGCTGAACGGTGCTGCCAGCTGGCCAGCGCTTGAGCTGTTGTTTGGCGGCCTGCTGTGTGCGGTACAGCCGCAGCTGTGTGCCATCAGGGCCAAACACAGCCCAGAACGTGCTGGGGGGTGGCGGCGTGCTACTGATGCGCTCGAAATGCGTGCTCATGGTTCGGTGGTGGTGGTGGTTGGGCAGCCGGTGAGGGCTGCAGAGGGCCCACCTGCAGGCAGCAGGCAGGGCCCCGTGCAGCCGTCAGCCCTCGGCCTCCACCACGTCCGGCCCACAGATCGCGTTGGCTGCCTTGGTGGCATCGCTCAGGGCCTTGAACAGCACCCTGGGCCCTTCCTTGAGCACTGCGGCCCAGCTGCCCAGGTAGGCGGCGTGGTTCTCTGCGCTGCTGCTGATCTCCAGCCGGTTACAGATCAGGAAGGCAGCGAGCTCAGCCACCAGCTCCTCGCGGGCATAGTCCGCTGTGCCCTTGCCGGTGCCCAGCTTGCGGTTCAGGCGGCTGCTGTGGCCGGTGCTGTGGGCCTGCTCATGGGCCCAGGTGGCATACAGGCCAGCAGCTGAGCCGAACTGGGCCCTGGTGGGCATCGTGATCTGATCAGCGGCCGGGCTGTAAAAAGCCCGATCACCGGCCCAGGTGGTGCTGACAGGCCAGGCCCCGAGCACAGCCTCAGCAGCTGCCAGACGTTCCGGTTCAGGCTTCACCACGGCCCCGGCCATGGCCGCGGCAATGGCGTTCTGCAGGGCCTGTTGGCTGGCTTCATCACCGCCCACCAGGTCGGCGACGTTAAAAACGCAAGCGGGTTTGTAGCTCACCCAGGCCGCCACTGATCGCGTGCCGTCGGGCTGCAGCAGTGGTTGACCGTTGTCGTCTTCCAGTTCTCGTTTGTTCAGCTGTGGCCTGAGCACGTAGCAACCCTTGCTGCCCTTCCTGGGAAACCAGCCCTGGGCCTTGGCCTGAGCGCAGCCCAGCCACAGTGGCAAGGTGAAACCTCTGCAGGCTGAGTACATCTCAAGCACTGCAGGGTTGCTTCCCCGGTAGCTGGCCCCGGTGAGCAGGTTGCGATGCTGGCCCTGTTGGCCGCTGCTGGCCCAGTCCCGACGCCAGGGGTTGACCCCTTGCTCAAGGAGAGCCACTAGCTCGCTGCAGAGCTTCTCTTCAGCTGTTGGGCCGTCGTAAGTCTTGCGGCCCTTGCGGGCCTTGGTGGTGGTGGTGGTGGCCATTGGTGGTGGTGGTGGTGGTGGTTGTTGTTGGTGGCAGCCGGTGAGGGCTGCAGAGAAGCCACCTGCAGCAGCAGGAAGGCCTCAGTGCAGACGTCAGGAGAAGCGAGGGGCAGCCCCTCGCAAGGGCCGGCCGATCGCACAAGTCAGCGGCGTACAGGGCCCCGCAGCGAACTTCTGAACGCTCAGGCAGGTGGGCGCCTGATCCCACACCTCCACCGATTGCCCCCGCTTCAGCGCTGAGCGGATGAAGTCCGCAACTTCCCAGCGGCAAAGGGTGGTGGTGTGCATCGGGCTCAGCTGTGGGCCCCCGTAGACGGTCACAGAGGGCATCCACCAGCTCAGGTCTGGCACCGTCGCGAAGTTGTACCCGTAAGGGCTCACATAGTCAGTCGCGAACTTGTGCCATCCCCACTCGGCAGTGGTGGCAATGGTGGCGGTGGTGGTGGCGGTCATTTGTCAGTCGGTGGTGGTTGTTGATGCCCACCACAGGTGGCGAGCAGTGCCCATCTCATAGCCGTTGTTCTCCACGGGTGGAAGCTGAGCAGGGGGAACCACACACAATCTGTAACAATTCTTAACAAACAAGCTGCGACCCGTCAGGGCCTGATCCCACCTGCTGCCACCCGGGCCAGCCCTCACCAGTTCTCCAGCACCTGCCAGCAGCTGCCATCACCTGGGCCCAGCCGGTGCCATCGGATGCGCAGTCCGCAAGAACGCCAGGGCCTGCCAGCGATCACCGGCACCGGCTGCAGGGCTGCGAGCACTTGCCGCTGCAGCTGGCCCCCAGGAGGCCCAGGAAGCCCCCTCCCCCGACCCGTCTGCACAGAGACACCCCCAGGGCCCCCCGAAGCCCTACAGAGGCGCACGAGGGCCCCTAAGGGGGGCTGCGCTGCGTGCGCTGGGAGGGGACGCCATCACATCACGCGACCCAAAAACGGGAAAGAGGGGATTACCTGCAGGGTTCACGGAATGGCAGGTAGGTGCGTGAGGGAGGGGGGTGTGGGTGTGTGCGGGGTTTGTCGCACGGGTGGGGTTGTGTGGGTGGATTTCTTTTTTTTACCAGTAAGAAATCAGAGGGTCCGGTGGGGAGGCATTGGGCGAGAAGGGATGCTCTCCACCTGTGTTGCTATAGGGTTAAACTGAGGTGGTCAAGACCCGTTGCCCCCACTGGGTCGCATCCAGGGAGGGCAAACTGGCACACCCGGTGTCACACCTAGGTGTCTGGGTCCGTCAGCAACGCCGTACTGACTGCATGAAGCCTAGAGAAAACGGTGACGAGAACTTCGTGATGGTCCACCAGCGCGATCTCGATTCAACTATTGCCCTACTGGGCGAGCGAAAGCTGGAGCTCAGGGACGCTGCTGTGTTCCTGGTGCTGCTCAACTACGTCAACTGGCGCAGCGGTCGTGCGCATGTCTCCACCCGATTCATTGCAGAACGGCTGCAGGTCAAGCTGCCTGTGGCGGTCAGCGCCATCACCCGCCTGCGCAAGGAGAACCTGGTGCGACGCATTGTTGATCGACGCACTGGAGAGACCTACTTCCTGATCAACCCATTCCTGGCCTCTGTTGGTGGACCAAGCCGCCGCGGCCACCTTTGGCAACAATTTGAGGACACAGTGGATTGACAACAACGTTCTGGGTAGCCTGCTGTCATCTGCTCTCCACTTATGTATCTGCCTAACGACGAGCGGATTCGTCTTGGTCTACAGCAGTACGGATCTGATGTTCCAACTGAAGTTGTCGAAGCCGCTGAAGCTGCTCTGGCATCGCCTTGTGGAGGTGCTTGTCCTGCCCCAACGAAGGACACCTCAAAAGCACGTGCCCGTAACAAGAAAGGCGAATACCTCGGCGACGATCCGCAAACTCCTGAAGTGAACGAGGCTTTTGTTGGCGGCTAAAGTTGTCGTGCTCACCCAGGTGGTGCTGGGAAGCTCACTGCCAGATCTTGTGTCTGGTGGTGGTTGTTGGGAGAGCCCTTCTGCGTCCTTGGATGTGGGAGGGCTCTCTTGATGCAATGGGAACCGTTGCCACCTGAACTGGGACCGTTTCCCCATTTTCTTTGCTACCTGCTGCGAGAGCTGAACCTGGCGGATACGCCGACCATCCGCCAGTTGGAAGTCGCTGAATGGCTCGAGAACGGTCCTGATCGTTCCATCACCACGGCCTACCGCGGGTTGGGCAAGAGCTTTGAGTCCGGTAGCTACGCCCTCTGGCGGCTGCGTCATGACCCCTTCACCGAAAAAGTCTTGATTCCAGCGGCTACCGCTGAGAAAGCCGATGAGGTGGCAACGTTCATGGCCCGCTGCATCCGGGATGTGGACATTCTTCGTTGCCTGGAGCCCAGGCCTGATGGGCGCTCATCCATCAAGGCCTTTGATGTGGGCCCTGCCGTGATCGACCAAAGCCCAAGTGTCCGCACTGTGGGAATCCTGTCCCCCTCGCTCACGGGTAAGCGCTGCACCCTGGCGCTACCGGACGACATTGAGACGCTTAACAACTCGATTACACCGCTAAAGCAGGAACGCCTGGCCCAGGCGGTGACCGAGCTTGAGGCGATCATTAAGCCAGATGAACCGGATTTTGACCCCAACGCACCTAGGGACTACAGCCAGGCCGGACAACGCCAGGTGTTTCCAAGACAGATTCGCTACCTGGGTACTCCCCACCTTGAGAGCTCGCTGTACCTACGACTGGTGCGCGAGCGGAACTACTCAATTCGCTTCTGGCCGGCTCGATTTCCTGATCCGACCGATGCCGATGAGTGGGATTGCTACGAGGGCAACCTGGCACCCGGGATTGCTCAGTCCGTTCAGAGCAACGTAACCCTGGCGGGGGAACCAACAGATCCTGAACGCTTTGGTCACCACGAGCTGCTGAAGCGCGAAACCCGCATGACCCGGGCTGCGGTCCAGCTGCAGTACCAGTTGAATTGCCGCCTCAGCACCCTTGATCGCTACCCCATTCGATTGGGCGATTTGATGGTGATGGACCTCGATGGCAAGGCCTTGCCGGAGGTGGTGGTGTGGGCCGCCACGCCAGAAAACCGCATCCAGGAGCTGCTGTGCGTTGGCCTAGGCGCTGACCGCTACTACCACCGCCCGGCTGTGGTGAATGGCTGGGTATCGCAGGAAGAAACTTGGCGCTGCGTGCTGGCGATTGACCCCTCTGGCCGCGGCAGTGATGAGCTGGCCTGGGCTGTAATCGCTGAGCTGAACGGCAATTTCTTCCTGCTTGAGTCCGGGGGCACCACCCGGGGCTATGAGCCGGAGGTGCTGACGATGCTGGCCAGCCGTGCCAAGCGCTGGCAGGTCAGCTACTGCGTGGCTGAGAGCAACATGGGCGATGGCATGTTCACCGCTCTGCTGTCACCGGCAATGGCCAAGGTGCATCCGGTCTCGATTGAGGAGGTGCGCGTCAGCCAGCAAAAGGAACGCCGCATCGTCGACACCTTGGCACCGCTGGTGCAGCAACACCGCCTAGTGGTCAGCAGCGAGCTGATCCGCAGGGACTATCACGACGCTGAGCGTGACCCCGAGACCGGCCACCAGCGCTCACTGATGTACCAGATGAGCCGCATCACTGTTGAGCGGGGCTCACTGACCTTTGATGACCGCCTTGATGCGCTGGCCCTGGGGGTCAAGTTCTTCATTGATGCCGCGGCCCAAGACCAGGAAAAGGCCAAAGCAGCTCGCCAGGACGAGATGGATGAGCTAATGCGCCAGGCCTGGTTCGATGAAACCGGCGCCAGCATTGATGCCCTGGCAATGGGGTGGAGACCACAGCCCAAGGCCAGAGCATTTGGTGGAGTCAAGCGGTAGCGGACTCGTCAGGCCGCACTATCGGCACCACGTTGACCTTGTTCTTCAGCGCTGAAAAGTCCAGCTTGCCGGCCATTTGTGAGCGCAACTTGGCAGTGTCGCTCTCGGAGAGGTTGGCAGTGATGCTGTTCTGCTTCAGCAGCTGCAAGGCCACCCGCAGGTCATCGTTGCTGGTCGGCTTGAGATTGCCGTCATCGTCGTAGCCGCCCTTGTCGATGCGGTCCCGAACTTCACGGATGACGGAAGCGTGCAGCTCCTCAAGTTCCTTTGCGAGATCAGCCACGGTTACATAGGTGGAGAACTTTGGTCTCCATGATCCAGGAAATCCAGTTCACTGACGAGCGGTGGCTGCAGTTCTGGCAGAACTTCAAAGGCCAGGCACACCAAACTAAAGGTGTGATCAAGCTCGCCGAGCACATCAAAGCCGTTGATCCGTGCCTACTGACTGAATCAGCGGAGTGGGCACAGATCTACAAGAGCCTGCCAGTGCAGCAACATGCAGCACTTGTCCGCAACCCGCTAAACGTCAAGTGGCAGAGCCAACTCGATAACAAGAGCGGCCAGGGCTACCGGGAGTGCTTCTCCTCCTCCTGCGCCATGCTTGCCATGTATTGGGGAAAGATCTCCAATGACGACGCCTACAACGCTGTGCGGCAGCCGTTTGGTGACAGCACCTCAGCTCAAGCACAGCTGGCTGCGTTGCGGAAGCTGGGGCTCAAGGCTGACTTCCACACCAATGGCACCCCAGAGGCTCTGGAAGGCGAGATTGACGCTGGCAGGCCTGTTGCTGTTGGCTGGCTCCACAAGGGCCCTGTAGGCGCTCCTACGGGCGGTGGGCATTGGTCTGTGGTGATCGGCTACACCGATGCCGCCTGGATTCAAAACGATCCCAACGGCGAGGCTCAGTTGGTGGGTGGGGGCTACACCGCCAACACCAAGGGCGCTGGCATCGTCTACAGCCGCAAAAACTGGAACCCACGCTGGATGCCGGGTGGTTCCGGTGGCTGGTATCTCACGTGTCGTCCTTAGGCCGCTGCGACTGCCAGGCCTCACCCAGGTTTTCAGCCGCTTCGTTGGCAAACCACCGGGCAATCGCGCTTTGTTGATGCCACAAGCTGTTTAGCAGCAAGGCCACGTTCATCAGCCCATCAATGTCGTTGTTCTCGTGCAGCTCCTGCAGCAGCCTTTTTGTCGCCTCCTGCCTAAAGTCCAGCTCTTGGCGTGCAACAAAGGGTTGCACCGCTTACCTTTTCGCCAATGGCCCGACGATCCCTGCGAGGATCTCGACTGCTCGATACAACTTCACCACCACTCGCTGGATTGCATCGAGAGCCTCGTCGTCCTTAGGCGTTGGCGTGATGTTGACGATCACAAGCGCCAACCCATGCAACGCAATCGCTAAGGCGACGTACTGACCGAAACGATCCATAGCGCAGGAATCTCACCACCTAACGCTACACACGTGGAGAACTGTGTCAAATGTGCGGGCCAGGCACCTCAAGCCGAGCAACACGCTGCTCAATCGAATTGAGCCGAGAATAGTATTCCTTGCGGTCCGCCTTGATGTCTACGTGCAACTGCTCAAGGCGTGCTGCCACGTTGTCCACACTGGCAGCCAGGCGAATCACAGCGTCCCTCCCCTCCCTGCCGCGTGACCCCAAGGCCCCTACGCCCATGGCACTGACTGTAATGGCGGCGCCTAACACCGCGGCAGCAACCTCAACCACGAGCAAGCTCTGCGTACAGCGTCAGCCTACCAATTCGCAATGCCTACGCAAACGCTTGGTATTACTGGATTTGCGCTGCAGCAAAGCGCAGATAGCCTTGGACTGTTGACGCTACAAACTCATGAAAAAAGGCAGCAAGGGCGGCAAAGGCGGCGGCAAAAAGGGGTATTGACCATGGCTGCCAAGAAAGGTCTCTACGACAACATTCACGCCAAGCGCAAGCGCATTGCGGCTGGGTCTGGTGAGCAGATGCGGAAACCTGGGTCCAAAGGCGCTCCAAGCGCTAAGGACTTTAAGGATTCTGCAAAGACAGCTAAGAAAAAGTAAGGCAGCGCTGCGGGTGGTTAGGTGGCTTAGTGCCCCTGACCCCTGCTTTTTTTACGCCCAGGCCTGGCCTTGCTCCTAACAGAGTTGCCGATGCTGGTCTTTTTGTAGCGAGCACGAGAGACATGCTCGACTTTTGCAGCACCGGCTTTGCTTTTAGCGACCATCAGCCCCAGGGGACGCCGCTAGCCTTGGTGGGCTCACGCTGTTCCGAGAGCTGGGTTAGCAGTGCTTGAGCAACCTCTTGCACTTTCTCTTCCCCAAGGGCTAATTGCAGCCAGCCCACCACG